GCTTCTTTGTGGAACATGGAACATGGAACAAGGTGGCTAGGGGTAATACTATAGCCCTAGCCACCTTGTTCCGATATACGGATCTCGGCTTTCGCCTTCGAACGGCGCTTACGCGCCTCCACGCTGCGCTCTTTTACTCTCGCTTCGCGACGCCCGGCGGCGCTGGCTGCAAGCTTATATTTCTATAATCAAGTCAAGTTCGTATGACACTACTTAAATATTAACTTCCAAAATTCATGTCCTTCATCTTAGTAGCAAACTTATTACAGCCATAACAATCAGGCACTTGATACTGACGCATATCACCATTCCATCTCCTATATACAGCTTTAAAACCTCTCGAGTTCAAACGCCTCATAATGTCATCACAAAATCCCGATGCATTGTTGTTGTCCATCAAGATAATATTCACAGCATCTATACGCTTAGCGTAGATAGCATGACCACCATAGTTGACGCCTTCATAGATTGCATCAATGCCGTAAATATCACCTTGACCAATAGTGCTCTTAGCAATCCGGTTTGTAACAACTCCATGTGTCTGAACAGTAGAACAAGCAGCTCTACTAGTAACTCTACGAGGCCTCTCTGACATCAAATATAATGTCGTGTCTCTTCAATCTCTTCTTTAATCTTAGTATCACACATGCATGAACTACGACAACTAAAATAGTGAAGAAACAACTCCAACCAATCCATTAAAAAGTGGAACTAGGATTGATGGTCAAAAACACCGTTCCAGATGAAGGGAATGCTCCAAGTGTTGCACTAAGAGTTAGCACAACCTGTCCTCCTCCATTAGGGGTAAAGTTCTTAACGCAAGAACCATTTTGTATAGTTGCCAAAGCAAATGTGCCACCAAGAGTAGGACAAGTCGGATTATCATCACCATTGACCGTTGCATTTGTCGCAGTCATGGTGAATAATAACGGTCGAGATACTCCCGCAGTTGTTAAACCATCACAAGACAACGCAATATCATACTTCAAGGCAGCCGTCATAGATGCTGGTAGAGCTACTTGCAAATTAGGAGTACCTTGACCAGATATTGTAGGTACAATAGTACTAGAAGCAGCAATCACAAATGGACTTGACCCAATGTTGTTAACACCAGTCTGTGTAGAATTAGCAGAACACTGAGCAAAAGGGGTGACAGCAGAACCAGGATCCGGTATCTTGGTCTTCTTCAACTTAACTGTATAATGAACCCACAACTCGCCAATGTTAATATTGGCAGTAGCACCAGTGATAACAAGCTGGTAAAGAGCAAGATCATAAGACTTCTGATCTTGCCCAGAAGGTACAGGTCCAGTACGAACATACTCAGCAGCAGAACCAGCACGCTTTGCAGGATCACACTCAATACCGTGTTGTCCATGATCAGTAACCTTGTGAGAACTTGCGTACTCATAATTCTCCATACGTTGCTTTGTAGTAAACAAAGCATTTGTAGGGTTGTATTGCGTCGCATGAACAATAGTTCCACCAGCAGTGGTATTGCCCTCTGTAACCATACTACGTACTTCAAAAATGAGCTGCACAAATTCATACTCCTCAAAATACTGAGCAATCTGAGAAAGCCACGGAAATGGACCTGGAAGTCCAGGATTCAATGCAGCATTAAACACCGTGTTAAACGGCTTCGTAGAATCTGACGTAATGTCCTGAATAAACTCAGAACGAGAAAGCGTAATATCGTTGGTTTCATCAGGTGATGTAGTCATGGCGCTGGAAGGTCCCATAGGATTAATCAGTTGATTAGAAGTGACTTCGTAAGCACCGCGTCCGCCTACGGCGCCGTAGATAGCGTTAAATGCCTGACCCTCAGGAGATGCATCAAAAGCAGCACGACCAGCTGACATAGCGTCATGAAGCATCTCTCCACCAAGGTGTTTGGCTTCAGTCAAACCCTTTTGGATCAAATGACGTGCTCCATGACGTAATGCCTTACCAACTCCATAAGCTCCGCGACCGCTAAAACCAGTATTGCGCCGATTAGCAAGCTGAATACCAGAAGCCGACTTGTAATCTGCACCATAAAGTGCTATGTTTTCGTCAGTCCCCCGTTTAACAAAGGTTGCGCCGTACTTGCTACGGGGAAAAGCTCTTGGATATACTGACCTCCGACGCTTACGTGTTGAACTCCCGCAACACGACGATCGTCGATACTTCCTTTTGCGATAGTATGCCATGTTATTAGAATTGTGAACATCAGATTTATTTTCTGGTTCTTGAAATAAATTGACAGATGAAGACAAAATTTCCTCAGGATTCAAAACACGAGTTTTGGACGGTTTCAAAGCTTTCTCAGCATAAACAGCCTGAATTTTACGCTTTTCACGTGCTTTCCTGTCTAATTCTGTCTCCACTTGCATATGTGTAGCAGGAACTACAGAATAGTCGGGAATATTGATAGATGTATTAGATGCAGAAAACTTGTGCTTCTTATGTTTGCCAACTGTGTGTTCTATCTCATCCTCGTCAGAGCGACCACGTCGAATAACTAGAGCCATTTATTAAATTGTAATTTAAAGAGCCTGATGTCTAACATTAATCAACATAGCAGGCAATGGCTCTTCAACAACAGGTGCAAACAAAGCAGGGAAATGTCTAACCTCATGAATACGCCTCAACAACTGCCCCAAATCCTCATCACTACGCAAAGACCAAGTATCACGAGGGTTCTTAGGAGTTGTGACGTAGACACGACGCGCCACGAACTCCCTAGTACCCCCCTTAACTTCAACTTGCATAGGATAACGATCAAACAAACGCAACAACTCATTAAATGGACAAAATGAGGTACGATAATCATCGATAATTACATCTTCATGGGCTTCATAACCATCCCACCATCGACTATTGCAAGCCTTCCAGTATGCACCAGGGCACGCACTGCTTGCAGCTCTTGTCTTACCAGAGCCAGTTGGTCCATAGAACCAATAGACTTCTGTGACGAAATCCCGTGGCTTGACTTGCTGGGAAATGAGGAATTGGATACCCCGATTGAAGAGAATGACGGACACGGGATGGACGGCAGATATTTCTGCGATTCCAGCTCCGGATTGAACAAGCTGAGCAACTGCTTGAAGGTCCGATCGGCCTCCAGCTGTGCCAGCAGAAAGCGGTCGCTCGCCTTCTTCTGTGAAGCCGAAACCAGCGTCGGCGTCACGCGTCTCTTCCTTGCTGCAGTAGTCGACTGCTTGCTGGATTGTTGCACGCATAACTTCGACGTGCCATCCTCGAAGGAGTTTCGCCACGGCGCGGAATGCGCGAGGGTTTTTGAAGCAAATGACCCCTGGTGTAAAACCGTTAAATCAAGTTAACTATGTATTGAATAATAATACCTTGTAAGTGTCGAGTGCCTGTAGCGCCTCGCTCTGGCTGATAGCAAAAGTAGGTTGCGCCAGTAGCGGAAAGCTGTTGCTTGGCGTCGGCTGGATAGTTGTTCCAAGTAAAGACAAAGTGTCTGAACTTCTTGTTGCCTTTGTCTGGAACGGGTTCTGCATCTGCAGCACCTCCCTCAAGCGATCCTCCTGCGCTTGGTTCTTCGCCAACTGAGTCGCGCGGAGCTCGCAATAAGCTCGATCCTCCGCTTCCTCCAACTGATGCGACCCCTCGTATCCCTCGTCCTGCGCCTCCTGACGGAACATCTCGACCAGAATCGGAAACTGATCCTCGATCATTCGCTCGTCCATCAGGGCTTCTAGCTCCTGCTCCGTCACCGGAAACAGGTCCTCCACAACTGGGTCCCAAATCGTCTTCACTGTCGGACAAAACGATTCTGTTACGCCGTCGAGAGACTCTCCCTTGAAACTGGTAGTTTTCGTAGAAGTCGTCAGAGGCCGACATTCGTCAAAAACTGGGTCCAAGTTAAGGGGGGCGGAGGTTTCCATCAATTAAATTGTGAAAAGTTTATTTGTTTTGTCCCGACGGCTGTTTTTTCACCGCGCTCCTCTAGTTTTGGTGTCCAAGTTGGTGTCCAACTAGGGAAAAACTACCCTAGTTCCTTACATTTAAATGTAAGGAACTAGGGATACCAGGGACTTCCTTACATTTAAATGTAAGGAACCAGGGAAAAACTACCCTGGTACCCCGCTTCTTTGTGGAACATGGAACATGGAACAAGGTGGCTAGGGGTAATACTATAGCCCTAGCCACCTTGTTCCGATATACGGATCTCGGCTTTCGCCTTCGAACGGCGCTTACGCGCCTCCA